GCGGAATATTTTGCAGGCTGCCAAAGTAATTTTTGAAGTGGATTTGTCGAGTTGAGAAAGGCTGGGATTCAATGTCGTGTTACATATCGTCAAACAATAACCGGTTTTATGTTGCGCTCGAATCCGCCTACGGAAGTGTGCCGGCGATCTCGGGGCAGAACCGGATTCCGGGAGTCAAGCTGGCGGCGAGGCAGGTGCCGGAGCAGAGCTCGCGCAGGGATAAGTCGAGGAGCCGGACCTTCGTTGGATTGCCAAACAGCATCCGGAAGCGGAGCGCATATCAACTCAACACGTTCATGACGGATTGGGTGAGCAGTCAGGCGGCACCGAGTCACGGACCGCTATTTCAGGCGGCGATGGGTGGGACTCCACTGGCGTTCGCGGGAGGAACGGTGGCGACGACCAGCTGGACCACGCAGATTGCTTTTTCGGCGGCGCACGGATTGAGCGTGGGCCAGGCGGTGGCGAACGCGCGGGAGATTCGATTCGTCGCCGCGATTCAGAATTCGACGACGGTGTTTCTGATTGCGCCGTTCACGGATGGCGTGGCGGCGGGGACGGTGCTAGGTCCGACGCTGACGTATCCGCTGGGGAGCGATTTGGGAAGCGTGAGCATTTTCGACTATTGGGATCCGGCTGGCGCGGTGCAACGAATTCTGAACGGGGCGGCCGTCGATACCTTGAAGGTTAAGGTGAATGGCGACTTTCAGGAGTTTGTGTTCGCGGGGCCGTCGCAAGATTTGCTGGATAGCGCCAGCTTCAATAGCGGACAAGGCGCCTTGACACAGTTCCCAACCGAGCCCGCGGACGCCGGCTTCGACTACACAATCGTGCCGGGGCATTTGGGGCAAGTGTGGATGGGTGCGACTCCGGGGAATTTTCTCACGCTCACGGGGGCGGAACTCGACTTGAGCAACAACGTTCAACTGCGAGCGCGCGAGTTCGGCAGCGATCTGGCACGCTGCATCGCGGCGGGGGAACGCAAAGTGACGCTGAATTTCAGCTTGTTTGAGATGGTGGACGCGCAGACTCCGGCGTTATATCAGGCGGCGAGGCAGCGGTCGCCCATCAGCGTAATGCTGCAACTCGGCCAGGCGAGTGGACAGTTGTTTGGAGCGTATATGCCGGCGATGGTGCCGGAGGTTCCGACGTTCGACGATTCAGAGACGCGGCTGCAATGGAAATTTCAGAACAGCCGGGCACAGGGGGCAGTGAATGATGAGCTCTACATTGCGTTCGCTTAGAAGCGAGGCGGAACATTCCTACGACAGCGCGTTGTGGTTCGATGCGGAGTCGGCGGCGGGAGTGAGATACGCAATCGCGCGGCTGACGTTTGGGCGAAGGCTAGACCTGGCGCGGCGGATTCGCGAGATCGGGCGCAAGGCTGAGTATCTGGCGGCGGGAACCGACGCGCGGGAGAAGCTGGAGGCCGCAGTCGTCGGCGCGGAGGTGGACCGAGAGTATCTCGAATGGGGATTGCTGGCGGTGGAAGGGTTGACGATCGACGGTGAGGCGGCAACTCCAGAAGCGGTGGTGGACAAAGGTCCGCTGGAGTTGGCGACGGAGATTCTCGGCCGCGTGAAGTCGGAATGCGGCTTGAGCGAGGCCGAAAGAAAAAACTAACAGTCGCATTCCATTTTCTGAGCGGGAATCAGGCCGGATGGAAATGCGAGTCATGCAGACGGCAAGGGCTGGAAGGGACGCGGCGGTGCGGCTGGATTTCGGAGGAGCAGCGCGGACCGCGGAGAGTCGTATGGGCGCGGGGGCGCGTGGCGACTGAAGAATGCCCGCGGTCTTGGGTTACGCCTGAGAGTATCGGCTGGGTGGAATGGTTTTTCGCGAGCAAGAGTTTTGGCAGGAACGAGCTGGCGGCGCTGCCGGCGAAAGAGGCTGACGCAATGTTGACGCTGGAAAAAGAGTGGCGAGAGGCGAGGGATGACGACCAACGGTCCTGAAATTTTGGCGGGTTTGTTGCGAGCGAGCGGACTCAGCGGAGGCGATTCGCTCAATACGCACATGACCAGTCTGGCCGATCAATTGCAGCTACAGCAGAGCACCAACGACGCTCTAATGCAGCAGGCGTTGGCGGCGATGGTGCAGCCGACGAGCGGAGGCGGATCGGGGGGTGATTCGGGCTTCGATTCGATTTTGGGCACGATAGGCAGCACGCTTGGGGGCGTGTTGGGCGGCGGCCTTGGGCTCGCGCCGTTGGTTTCGGGAATCGCTGGGCTGTTTGGCGGCGGCGATGCGAGCACTCCGGCGACCCTGCCGACTTACCTGGCGCCTCTGCCTATCCATTTAAATGCGGGCCTCAGCGAGGGCGGTGGCGGGGCTTTCGGAGTGGACGCAGCGCAAGGAGGGGCGCCGAGGGCGATGACGAATTCCTCTTCGCCGCAAATCACGGTGCAAGTGAAAGCGATGGATAGTCAATCGTTTTTGGACCACAGCGGAGATATCGCCCTGGCGGTGCGGCAGGCGATGCTGCAATCGAGTGTGTTGAACGACGTAATTCGCGAGGTGTAGCGTGGCAACATTTCCAACATTGAAAACCGGGGCCGTTGCGCAGTACGGGTCGAGCCGGACACGCGGGTTTTCGACGCAGGTGTTCCGCTTCCTAGACGGCCGTGAACAACGCTTTCAGGATTATGGAACGCCGCTGCGGCGATGGACCATCCGGCTAAGCCTGCTGGACGAGGCGGAACTGACTGCGCTGGAATCATTCTTTAAAGCGCAGGGCGGGCAGGCGGAAAGTTTTGCGTTTCCCGATCCATGGGATGGGACGATTTACGCGAACTGCAGTTTCGATAGCGATCAACTGGCGACTCAGTACGGCGGGCAAGCGAACGGTATGGCGAGCGTCACCGTAAGGGAGAACCGAAGTTAGAATGCTGATTTTTCCTCAATTGACAACTGGCTCGGCGGCGCTCTATCCGATGACCAAGCAAGCATTGCGGCGCACCGCTGTGAACACGCTGGCAGACGGGAGCATGGTAGTGTACGCAGATCCCGATGGAGCGGTCGCGGGCTGGGCGCTTCGAGCGACAGGACTGACGCTAGCGGAGTGGAACGCCATCGAGAGCCTATTTCAGCAGACTGCGGGTATGGCGGAGACGTTTACGTTTCTCGATCCCGTGGGGAATCTGCTGCTCCAAAGCGAGAGCTTCGGCGCGGGTGCGTGGACGATTGGCGGGCTGATCCAGTTAGCTGCCGGTATCGCCGATCCGTTCGGAACCGCGCGGGCGACACGAGTCGTGAATACGGGCCAGGCGAACGCGGGGCTGACGCAGATACTCAATGTTCCAGGAGACTTTCAATATTGTTTGAGCGTTTGGGTGCGGACTACTTCGGGATCCGAGGTTACACTGGCGGTGGCGAATAGCAGCGAGTCCTTTGCTGCGGGGACGCAATGGAAAAGAGTTTACCTCTCTGCCAACCCGGGCCAAGCGGGTGCGGCAACTGTCAGCTTCGGGGTGCGAATTGCGGCGGGCGGCTCGGTGGAATTATTCGGGATTCAGGCGGAGGCGCAACTCGGGCCGTCGGATTACAAGATCACCGGCGCTACCGGTGGTGTCTATCCAAAAGCGCGTTTTGGCTCCGACCAAATTACCGTGACTGCACAGGGGGCCGATGTTTACGACGCGGTGATTCAAATTGTGAGTACTGAAAGTTAAGCACATGCCGACCATTGACCAAATCAAAGAGTTGGAAACGCCTGCGACACCGCTATTCATTTTCGACTGTGTGCTGGCGTCCGGCGTCACCGTGCGATGGAGCACACACGCCGTCACGGTGGGGGGCAATGTATATCCGGCACGGCTGCTGAAGCACAACCTTGCGGCCCTGGTCGCTTCGTCCGACCAAGGAATGGATGGTGCGCAAAAGATAACAGTAACGCTGGCCAACGCAGATTCGTATTTTTCGCAGATCGAACGCGAGACTGGATTCCGCGGCGGACGCGTGACGGTCCAGTTCCTGTTTTACGACTTGGCGGCGGCCACGGCGGTATCGGAACAGCGAGTGGTCTTTCTGGGCACTGGAAGCATGGCGGAGGAAATCACGGAATCGGCGTTCCGCGTCAGCTTTACGAACCGCCTCAACCTGCAGCGGATCCTCCTGCCGGAGGTGCGAATCCAGCGGCAATGCGCCTGGTCGTTTCCATCCACCGCGGCGCAAAGACTAGAAGCCCTGAATGGCGGACCTAAAGAAAAGTATTCGGCGTTGAACCGCTGCGGATATTGTCCGGATCAGACCGGTGGCGTGGGAAATCTGGACGGCGCGGCTCCCTTCACGAGTTGCGATTACACGCGTACTTCCTGCGTGGCGCGCGGCATGTTCGACACCGATGGAGCGAGTCACGTGACTCGGAACTTCGGCGGCATCGAGTTCGTGCCGGCGCAGATTCAAGTGCGCAGCTTTGGCGAGAGTGGAACGCATCTCTCATCCCTGATCGATAACCAGGCGCGGTATAACGATTTCGTTCCGCTGGTGTACGGCACGGCGTGGTATCAGCCGCCGATCACGTTCGCTCGCAACGACGGCAATCTCACACACATGGAAGTGCTGCTGGGGATGGGGCAAATCGAAAACGTGGTCACGGTGGTGGTGAACGGTGTCGAGATTCCACAGGGCCAAAGCGGCAAAAATATGACGGCCACTGGGTGGTTCAATCTGGTGACCGCCGGGGCGCGGAACGGTGCG